GCCGCTTCATACTCCTTGTCGGTGACTGTGATACAGCTTGTGGAGCCAACGTGCGCGATGGAGTGGCTGATCCCGTCCTTGGTGTGGCGGACCATGTGGACCCAGTCGCCGTCGATGGGATGGAGGCGCTCCAGACGAGCGCCACTGGGTTCATGCGCAGCGCTCCCACAGCCATAGGGCAAAAGCCCGATGAGGTACCGCGATTGACCAATGCGGCAGCGTACCACAAGATACACGAACACGTCTCTAGCATAACGCCAGTGGGCATAGAGGGATGCTATGGTGGCGAGGGCCATTGATGTGCTCAGTACCGCTGTGGACCATAAGACTGATGTGATGCAAAAAACCATACAGTATGTGAAGGTTCTCGCCCAGGTTCCAGTGCGGAGAACCGTGAGCGTGTCCTTGCCGTAGTCCCAGATCTGGTGAGTATATGTTGCTGATCCGGAGAACGTGGAATGCAACATGTGCTTGTCACCATCTCGGTACCACGAGAAAGACATTTCTGGACCATCAGAAGCTGCGGTGTCCGGTGAGATGGTCACCAGATACTTCGGCTCGAATTCCTGCAGCGCTGCCGGCATATCAACGTAGTAATCAGTGTCCACGTACGTTTTGATATGCTGACTAGGGTCATACACGTCATCGCCTGGGGCGACCCCATAATCCTTACCCCAGAAGGGGAAAATGGACCCGGGGCGGCCGAAAGCGACGTCTTGCCTGGACTTCTGCACCATGTAGGCCAACTTGCCATGGAAACCGACAGCAGTATTGCACATTGCCACGCCAGCGTTTGCTTGCGCGCGGGAGTTGGGGTGGCTGTGGTTGGCAGGCGGGACCATGGTTGGGACAGTCATGCGCTCTAGATAGCCGCGAATCCTTGTTGCCTCCTCCGCACAGCTCGACCACACGGGCCGGAATCGCCGGTAGACGACATGCCAGAGGATGATGGCACACGGAATTGCAGCTTGAACAAGTGCAGTAAGTATATGACCATAGTGGTACCAGTAATAATCATACCATATGGGGGTTGGATACACAGCTTCTACAGCACAGTAGTAGATAATTTCCCGGTAGTTACGTCTATACCATACGGGCGCTACGGCTGCGTCACAGAGGCTGCGGGTGTCCCAGTAGGTCATGCCTTCCTGGAACGCCAGATACGAGGCCACCAGCCACTGGGCATAGCCAAATGCCAGGGCGGCGGCGGATACCAGCCCTAAGGCCAGTAACACGCAGAAACCAAGTTTCAACATGTCTGCTAATGGGCGGACCAAAA